GAAAATCAATAAATGAACCTGTAAATCCTTGTGATTTAGCAAGTTCATAATCTCTTTGGTCTGTAGTTTTCTTTGCCACACCACTTGCTAAGTTAATTGGCTCGCCACCACCAATATTAGGTATAACAATAGATTCTTCTGCGCCAAGTTTTTGTGGCTTCATTAACTCAGCTACTAATGGCTGTAATGTTTGGGATTTAGCCGCATATTGCATTGCTTGTGGTCGTGTTTCTGGAGATGACATTAATTCTTGGAATGTAGTCATTTCTTCAGATTTTTTAGCCCTTAGTGCTTCAGCTAAAGCTAATTGCTTTTTATCGAGCTTTTCATTCATTGCTTGACCAGCAATACCGCTTACCAATGGGGCTAGTTGCTGAGTCCATGAAGGGGCTACATATCGACCTGAAACAAGGTTGCCTTGTGGCTGCTCAAATGCTTTTAAAGTAAGCATTTCAGCAAGCTTGCGTTGACGAGATAAGTCAGTAGCTTCAGGGTTCTGAGCTAGTAGTGCTGCATCGGTTAAATATGCGTCTGCCATGATTAAGCCTTTGGATATAACAAATTAGCCAATAATTGATTTGTTGGCGCTATAGGTGATGCTATGTTTTGTCCAGATACATTATAAGAGTCTGGACTAATTGATGCTGTTTGTTGTTGTAAAAATGGTTTTTCATTCATACGATACAAGCCACCAAATTGCTCCATTGGTGCTTGAGTAGCTTGTAATGCAGCAGCGTAAGCTTGCGGGGTAGATGATTGACCGCTATTGCTTAAAACATTAAAAATAGTTTTTGCACGATTAACATTGCTATAAACATCTTTTGCGGTTGATGCGTAATCTTTTAATTGTGCTAGTTGCGATGCAGCATCAGATTGAGCAATAGCTTCCCCTTGGTTTAAACCTGTATAACCCATTTCACCGTAAGTTGGCCCAGCCGCCCCACCTTCAACACCTGTAATTCCTAATTCACCGTATGTTGGCCCCATTGCTGGACTTGAAGTTGACAAAGCTTGTAACCCAACACCAGGCTCTACTCCTGCTGAAGAAGCTAAAGAAGTATCTGCTGCTATATTTGCCGCTGTTGTAGCTTCTGCTTCAGATAATCCTGATGCAATAGCAGACTCAAACGCAGCATTACCAGCTTCTGTTGCCGCTACTGTTGCTGCTTCTGTTGTTGCTGCTGTTGCTCCAGCCTCTACTGCCGCTGCTGTCCCAGCTTCTGCTGCTGCCGTTCCAGCTTCTGCTGCTAATGCTGCACCTTCTGCAGCGCCTTCTACTGCAAGAGAGCCACCAGCAGTAAAATATGCAGCTAAAATTGCAGCAGGTAACGCCCAACCATAAGGCGTTAAATTAGTCATAAATTTGTCTGCTTGAGCAAAAGCATGACCAACAGGTTGAGTAACACTTTTATCTATAACATTACCAGCGTCAGAAAAAACTTTAGTTATTGGGCTTCCTGCTTTATCAAGAGCATTGCTAATAGAATCAACAATTCCACCGCCTTTAAATGGGGTGCGTTGTAAATCATAAGTCCAACCAGAATGTTTGCTTTTAATCATATTTGTGACATCCACATAAACTTAGAGTTATCAGACTCTTGAACTTCAATTCCTAAATTTTTTAATAATTGCAAAATTTGAGTTGGTGGTTCAGTTCCATATACTGTTTTAATACCAGCGTTTTGTAGTTTTTTAACAAACTCTAATATTGCTTTAGCTAATTTAATTGGCGAATCTTTGGTAAATAGGTGTAGCTCTACCGCTTGATTACCAAGATTAAATGCCACTAATACAGAATTACCTTCATGGAAAATAACGGCTTTTTTAGCTTTTACAGCTTGAGCAATTCCCTGTAAAACCTCATTAGGGTCTACATCTTGGGTGTCGGCAATGATAATTTCTGATGGTGTCATATTAATTTTTTTATGTTAATGAAAATGCGCTATCAGTAAATGTTCCAGCAGATGAAGGGCTTGTAAAGAAATTATTTGTTGCTGTGTTGTAATTACCTAAATTGCTTAAGTAATCATAAGCTTGAGTACCAGAATTTACTAATCCTGGCAGTCCCAACACTCCAGCAGACCCTAATTGAAATAAACCTGAAGTAAAAGCGTTTTGTTTTGCAGCCGCAGCATTTTTAGCGGCAATATCAGCGGCTTGTGAAGTAGCATAAGCACCTGTGTAATCAGGGCCAGTTGTAGCTGCTTGAGCATAAGGGTTTACATAACCAGGAGTAGCTAAAGATTTAATGTTAGCTGCGGTTTGATTTTGAGCAGTATTAGCGGCTAAACCTGTTTGCATACCGCCAACAATGGCGCTAGTAAGCTGGTCATTAAGTGACTGGCTTTGCAATGTTTTAGCACGGTTATAAGCTTCTGAACCAGGCATAATTCCTTGGTTAGCTAACTGAGCATCTAAACGCTCTTGTGCTTGCATTTGCTGTGGTTGCAAGCGTTGCATAATTGCATCGCTGTAAGTCTGACCAGGGTTAATGCCATAAGCAGGATTAGTTAAAGAACCTTGTAATCCTGCTAATGATTGCTGAGTTAAAGCTTGTAATTGTGGGCTTAATGATTGATTAGCCGACCAAATAGGATTACCTTGAGCATCCGTGCCTGTTTGGGTATATTGCAATGAACCATAAGGAGTTTGTTGATTTACACGATTAGCAGAAGTTGCTGTTTGTGCGCCAGCTAAGTTACCCAATGAAGTCTGTTGTGCAGCTTGAATATAAGGGTTTGTACTAGATGAAAAAGGATTAGCAGTAGTAATGCCATACGGATTAGTATTTGGTGCTGTACTAGGATTAGGCCGTACTTGTGATTGCTGTTGTCTTTGCTGATATTCAGGGGTTTGTTGCATAGCCGCTTGAATGTCTTGAATAGATTTGCCAGACTTTAATTGTTGATTCCAATATGCCAAACCAGCAGCGTCAGGCGCACGACCTAAAACTTGTTGATACAAATTTGAAATAGGGTCATTTGTTTGTGTTGCTGTTGCAGTAGGGTTTCTTTGTGTATATTCAGGACTAGCTTTAATAGCATTAGTAATGTCTTGAACAGATTTACCAGACTGCAATTGATTTTGAAAATATTGAAGTCCTGCTGCATCAGGCGCTCTACCTAATAAACTTTGATATAAACCGCTAACAGGGTCATTTGCGCCACTAGCATTAGTGTTAGTCATATTAGCAAATGTTTGACCAATAGATTGATTTCCATAATAAGGAGCATCTGGCGTATATCCTGGAGCATAAGGGCCTGAGCCAGTACCTTCATCCATTTGACCTGGATTTGTTTTCCAGTAATCTAATTGTGCCTGTGTAGGTGGTGTATAGCCTGGCGCACCACCAAGAGGGCCTGTTAATTGTGGATTAGTATTTACAAACCCTTGCTCATAATTACTAAAATTAGGAGCTGCTGGAGGTGAAGTATAATCAGTATTTGCCGCACCTAAGGCAGGCAAACCAGCTTGCTTATTGAAATTGCTAAAAAATGCCATGACCTACTCCTAAGTGTTTAGTTTATTACCAAGGGGTCGGCAAAACCGATTATACCCTTATAAATCATTAAATTACAGTTCCCTGTTCCATCACATAATCTGTTGATACCCAATGTACATCAATGCCAGCAGAAACCATATTTAAGTTAATACCACCAGCATAGCCAAGCCCTGAAACTCCCTGCCATTGGCGAGAAATAACTAGATTTCCAGCAAATACATCGTTATCCCATGTGGCTGCATCCCATACTGCTGTAGTAGTAGGGGTGTTTACAAAGGTTACTTTTCCAAGGTTATTCTGGGTTTGAAAGTCAGTATTAATACCAGCATAAATACCAGGAGTACCCACATCCACTAAAAATGTAGGGCGAACCATAGTAAAACGCTTTTGTTGTCCTGGCTTGTCAAAATAGCTATATGCTTGTTGGCAAGTGGCAGATATTTGGGCGCTATTGTCAGCATTAGTGTCCCAAAACTTACCTACAAAGCCTGTGCCACCAAAGTAAATATCATCATTATGTAGCTCAAAACAAGTGGTATTAATGCCTGTAAAATTACTCCAAGCCTTACTAATTGTGTGCATTACATATTGCTGAGTGCCGTTAGTATCGGGGACATTAATAATAAGCATATTAGGCTTGGCGTAATAAATAACTTGCCAGCCAAACTCATTAGAATACACATCTGCTGCTTGAGAAATAGCGTAATAAATCTTATCGGTAATGTTTATTCTTGGGTCTAAGCGGCTAGATTGCAATGCAGAAGC